GTTCCCTTAATAAGGGTTCGGAAGCATCCCCAGTCCATAATGTTGGACCAAGAGATACTCCTTTCACAAGGAGATTAAGTGTTGTCAAAGATCCCGAGTGTAAAATGCGTGTAATAGCTATGTTTGACTGGGTTTCTCAAGAATGCTTGAGTCCCTTGTCAGACTATCTATTTCAAGTTCTGCGTGAAATTCCTAGCGATAGGACTTTTACTCAGAACCCTCATTTCACTCATACCACTACTAAGAAAGATCATCGCTTCTGATCACTTGATTTAACAGCAGCTACCGATAGATTTCCCGTTTCTCTACAAGTCCAGATTTTATCTTTTATGGTAAATTCTAGATTTGCAGAAGGCTGGAAAATGTTGATGGTCGGTTCTCCTTTTGCTACTCCATCTGACGCCACTGATAGTATCACCTATTCAGTTGGACAACCGATGGGTGCCAAAAGTTCTTGACCTATGTTCACATTGTCACACCACATTGTTGTACGATATGCAGCACTTTCACTCGGTATTAAGAATTTTGATTCTTATATCTTGTTAGGTGATGATATTGTTATCAACCATGATGGGGTGGCTATTGAATATAGGAACCTCATGTTATCCCTTGGAGTCGAAATATCTAAATCGAAAACCCATACAAGTTATTATGTATATGAATTCGCTAAAAGATGGATTGACTCCAGGATAGGTGAGGTTACCGGGTTACCTATGAAAGGAGTAATCGACAACATTTCAAATATATTTATTATATTTCAGATATTGTTCGATTATTTCATGGTCAAAGGTAATATGTATATCGCCAAGGCAAACCTAGCCTTTGTGGTAGTTGAGATTTTGAGGGTGGTCCAGTTGAGATCACAAGGCCTTGAAACTGTGAGAGGTTTCAAAGCCATGTTTTCTCAACTTGAACCACTAGCTGTATTCATGCGTATAAAATTTGATCTAGCATCTTATGACGAGATAAGAAATTATCTTGCTAAAAATGTTAGAAATAATGATATATACATGTTGCCAGGCCGACAAGTAGTCCGAGATGAAATATCTCGGGTCATGTCATTAGCCTTGCTTAGTACGGCTTGGTCCTCTTCGCGAAAATTGAGTACATTCTTCAAGGATCTTTGAGATAATCCAATATTTGGATCCTCTAAGATCATTGATGATTGTGGTACTCCTCTTCCGATTATTCAATGTGTACTTAATTACTTGATGTCTCTTATTCTTTATAGTAAGAAACTTCAACTTCATCAAGTCACAATTGAACAAGCATTAGAGGGTGCCATACTTATTGATGTTGAGGCCCTTTGTAGTTTTGAAAGATCTTCCAAAGTACAAATGGTCAACAACGGTAAGGTTGCATCTGCATTTAGAAGGGAGATGAGGTTTGACCCTTATCAGCTTCCAAATAGGATGCGAGCTCTTACACTCATTAAGCATACTATGGATACTAGACATTCTATGGTAAAAGCCATTAAGTCGGAAGTTCTCCTTAGAGAACAGCAGACTTTAGATAGCCAGTCCAAAAATTCCTAGTAAACATGGAAATAACAAGTATTGTTGTGATCAGTTTAAAGCATAAACTCTTTAAATTGTCACAATGTATGTTGAATTAATAAATAAGAGACTTATTTAATTAACAAATACTGCAATATGTTGATTTCAATCCAGGCTTGCTTGTGAATTGGCATTACTTCTCGAAAAACGAAGTAGTGACTAATAG